CCACCGTGGCTGGTGCGGAGAAGCCTCCCGCTGAGAGCGGGACACCAATTGCCGATCTCGAAAAGAGATTGAATCTGATCAAACCTTAAGGAGGAAACGATTATGAGCAAGATTAACGAACTGCGCGCCCAGCGCGCCAAGACCTGGGAGCAGACCAAGGCTTTCCTGGACTCCCACCGCAACGAGAAGGGCATCCTCTCTGCCGAGGACACCCAGACCTACGAGCGGATGGAGCAGGAGGTGGTCGACCTGGGTCATGAGATCGACCGCCAGGAGCGGCTGGAGGCGATGGAGCGTGAACTGGCGGCTCCCGTCAACACCCCCATCACCGGCAAGCCCGAAAACACCAAGGTGGACGAAAAGACCGGCCGTGCCACCGATGCCTACCGCAATGCGTTCTGGAATGTGGTGCGTAGCGCCCACAGCACCCAGGAAATCCGCAATGCACTGCAGGAGGGTACTGACTCCGAGGGCGGCTATCTCGTCCCCGATGAGTTTGAGCGCACTCTGGTGCAGGCTCTGGACGAAGAGAATGTGATTCGCTCCCACGCCCATGTGTTTACCACATCTTCTGGCTCCCACAAGATTCCCGTGGTTAAAACCAAGGGTACCGCCAGCTGGATTGACGAGGGCGGCGCATACGGCGAGAGCGATGATGTGTTCGGTCAGGAGCAGATCGACGCCCACAAGATCGGCACCATCATCAAGGTCTCCGAGGAGCTGCTGAACGACTCCGTGTTCAACCTGGAAGCCTACTTCTCTGGCGAGTTTGTCCGACGCTTCGGCAACACGGAAGAGGAAGCCTTCCTGGTCGGCGATGGCTCCAAAAAGCCCACTGGCCTTCTGAATGCCACCGGCGGTGCGGATGTCGGTATCACCGCAGCAAGCGCCACCGCCATCACTGCGGACGAGGTGATTGACCTGTTCTATAGCCTCAACTCTCCCTACCGCAATAGCGCCATTTGGGTGATGCACGATTCTACTGTCCGCGCCATCCGCAAGCTGAAGGACTCCAACGGCCAGTATCTGTGGCAGCCCGCTATTCGTGAGGGTAGTTTCGACACGCTGCTGGGCAAGCGTATCTACACCTCTCCCTTTATGCCCACCATTGCCTCTGGCAACAAGAGCATCCTGTTTGGTGACCTGTCCTACTACTGGATCGGTGACCGTCAGGGCATCACCTTCAAACGGCTGAACGAGCGTTACGCCGATTTGGGGCAGGTCGGCTTCCTGGCCTACAAGCGTCTGGATGCCAAGCTGATTCTGCCCGAAGCCGTCAAGGTTCTGGCGCAGAAGAAGTCTGCGTAAATTCGTGCGGCGGTCTGCTGATGATTTGGCAGACCGCCGCCTATTCTGATGGGAGGTGGAAAGCTGTGCTGATAACCCTGGAAGAAGCGAAATTATATCTGAGGGTGGATGCCGATGACGAGGACACGCTGATTACCAGCTTGATCGAGTCCGCTGAAAAGCTGTGCATGGATGTTGCCCGTCTGGACAACGAGGCATTGGTGGAAGAAGCCGCTACGACTAGGATTGCAGTCCTATACACCGTGGCGTACCTCTACGAGCATCGAGAAGAAGCCGACCACCACGACCTGGTTCTCACGCTGCGGTCGCTGTTGTTTGGTGTGCGAAAGGCGGCGTTCTGATGGATATTGGCTCCATGAACAGGCGTATCACCATTCAGAAACACACTACGGTGGTTGACAGCATCGGGAACCACACCTCTGAATGGAGCGACTTCTACTCCTGCTTTTCCTATGTCAACCTTGCGTCTGGCCGAGAATACGGCTCTGCGCCCGACACTGTTTCGGAGGACACGCTGGTGTTTACCGTCCGCTGGTGCAGGAAGTTGAGTGGCATCAACAGCAAGGAGTACCGCATCGCCTACGGCGGTCAGGACTACGATATCACCATCGTTGATGATGTCCAGTTCAGGCATGAAAAGCTGAAGCTGACGGCGAAGCGTGTGGAGAGGAGGGCTTCCAGTGAGTAAGTCAATTTCGGTTGACAAGATGGCTGACGCTATCATGGAGGCCCTCAACGAGTACAAAGAGGTGACCGATGAGGTGGTCACCTCATCCGTGACCAAGGTATCCAATGAGACGAAAAAAATCGTCCAGTCTGGCTCTCCTACAAAGACTGGTGGGTACAAGAAGGGCTGGGCGGTCAAAAAGACTTCGGAGAAAAGCGGCGAGTTGACCATCACGGTATACAACCGCAGGAAACCTGGTCTGACCCACCTTCTGGAGAAAGGTCACGCCAAGCGCGGTGGCGGTCGTGTTGCCGCAAAAGTCCACATCGCCCCCGCCGAAGAGTACGCCATCTCAGAACTGGAATCCCAAATCGTGAAAGGACTGAGTTGATGTCTTACGAAGAAATCACAGCAATGCTGGCAGAGACAGGGCTTCCTTTTGCGTACCACCATTTTGCGGAAGGTGAGTCCCCAGAGCCACCGTTTCTGGTGTATCTGATACCCGGCAGCAATAACTTCTCAGCAGATGGTCAGGTGTGGCTGAAGGTCAAGCAGCTGGATATCGAACTCTACACGGACAAAAAGGCACCTGACTTGGAGGACAAGCTGGAAGCGGTGCTGGATGCCCGTGGGCTGTTCTACAACAAGGACGAGACCTGGATTGAGTCCGAAAAACTATACGAAGTGCTTTATGAATTGGAGGTTTGATTTTTATGGGCAATAAAGTCAAATACAATCTGAAAAATGTTCATGCCGCCAAGCTGACCGAAACGACCTCGGACAGCGGCGAGACAACTTACACCTATGCGTCCCCCAAGGCGATTCCCGGTGCGGTGAGCATCAGCCTGGATGCCGAGGGTGACACCAGCCCCTTCTATGCGGACGGCATCGTTTACTTCCGCTCCGTAACCAATAACGGCTACAGCGGCGATTTGGAGATCGCACTCATCCCTGAGTGGTTCCGCACCGAAATCCTCCAGGAAGCCCTGGATGCCAATGGCGTACTGGTGGAGAACAGCACCGTTGCGGAGAGCGTGAAGTTCGCCCTGCTCTTTGAGTTCGACGGCGATGTGAATGCCATTCGCCATGTCCTGTATAACTGCACAGCGTCCCGACCCTCTATCGAGAGCGAGACAAAGGAGGACACCATCGAACCCGGTACCGAAAAGCTGTCCATCACCGCCGACCCTCGTTCGGACGGTCTGGTGAAGGCCCGCACTGGCGATACCACCGATGCAAGTTCCTATGCCGCCTGGTATAAGGCGGTCTACACCCCTGCCGAGAGCAAGGGCTGATAAAGGAGGTCGTAAAGGATGATTTTGAAAGAGATCGAGATTTGCGGGAAGAAGGTACCGTTCAGATCTTCCGCAACTATCCCCCGGCTGTACCGGGCGAAGTTCAAGCGTGATATTTTCAAAGACCTGTCCAAGCTGGAGAAGTCCTACAAGGGCAAGTCTGAGAACGGCGATGAGTTCCAGATCGAGGATTTGGAGATTTTCGAGAATGTGGCCTATGTGATGGCCTACCACGCCGACCACACCATTCCGTCCGACATTGACGAGTGGCTTGACCAGTTCGATATGTTTTCCATCTATGAAGTCCTCCCTCAGATTCTGGAACTCTGGGGTGAGAACATGATGACCGAGGTGCAAGCAAAAAAAGGGCTGGCAGAAGTGAGCGGGAAATGACCACGCCCCTGTTCCTTCTGCGCTGTGTAGAAATCGGCATTCCCATCCATGACCTCGACCTGCTCACCATTGGGCTGGTCGTGGATATGTGGACGGAGAAAGCCAACGATGGCGTGAAGTACAATCGGGTCGCAACACAAGAAGATTTCGATAAGTTCTGATTCTGGCGCATCCAGTAGTGGGTGCGCCTTTTACATAGTTTGGAGGTGAGGAGCATGGCAAGCAGAATCAAGGGAATCACGATTGAGATCGGCGGCGATACCACAGGGCTGGACAAAGCCCTGAAAAGCGTTGACAGTTCCCTTCGTAACACCCAATCCAATCTGAAAGATGTGAATAAGCTACTGAAGCTGGACCCAACCAACACGGAGCTGCTCACCCAAAAGCAAAGTCTGCTGAAAGATGCGATTTCCTCTACGAAGGACAGATTGGAGTCCCTCAAGACGGCGCAGGAGCAGGCCAAGGCGCAACTTGAAAGCGGAGACCTCGGTCAAGATAAGTACGATGCCCTCCAGCGGGAGATCATCGAAACCGAGCAGGAACTCAAGAAGCTACAAGAGCAAGCTATCGAGTCCAATGAAGCCCTCTGCAAAATCGAAGCCGCTGGTGAGGCGTTGGAGTCGGTGGGCAACACCATCTCTGGGGTGGGGCAAAAGATGCTCACTGCCACCGCTGGCGTGGCCGCCCTCGGTACCGCCGCTGTGAAAACGACCGCCGACTTCGATTCCTCCATGAGCCAGGTACAAGCCACGATGGGCATCACGGCAGACGCTGTTTCCGAGGTGGATGGGCAGTCGGTCAATACGATGGACACCCTCCGCGCTCTTGCCAAACAAATGGGGTCCGAAACGGCCTTCTCCGCCAGCGAGTGCGCCGATGCCCTCAACTACCTCGCTTTGGCCGGTTACGACACACAGGAAATGTGCGATACGCTCCCCACCGTGCTGAACCTGGCTGCGGCTGGAGGCATCGACTTGGCAACTGCGTCTGATATGGTCACCGACGCTATGTCCGCTCTGGGCATGGAAACCTCTGAAGCTGATACGATGGTTGACCAGATGGCAAAGACCGCTTCTAAGACGAACACCTCCGTGTCGCAGTTGGGTGAGGGCATTCTGAGCATCGGCGCAACCGCCAAGTCTATCAAGGGCGGCACCGCTGAATTGAACACCGCCTTGGGCATCCTCGCCAACAACGGTATCAAGGGTGCTGAAGGTGGTACGCACCTGCGGAATGTGATTCTGTCTCTGCAAAGCCCCACGGATACCGCCGCGGCTTGCATGGAGCAGTTGGGGCTGGAGGTCTACGACTCCGAGGGTAATATGCGTTCTTTGAACGACATCCTCGGTGACCTGAACAGTAGCATGGACAGTATGACCTCGGCTGAGAAGAATAACATCATCAGCACCATCTTCAACAAGACCGACTTGGCTTCGGTCAACTCTCTGCTGGCAAACACAGGCGAGACCTGGGACAGCCTGCAGCAGTCTATCACGGAGAGCGGCGGCGCCGCCCAGCAGATGGCAGACACCCAGCTGGAC